AGATTCGTGACGATCGTAAATTTATGAATATGCTTGAGGACTACTGGTTCCCTCGTCGTGAAGGTGGCAAAGGCACGGAAGTCTCTACACTTGACGGTGGACAGAACTTGGGTGAAATGGAAGATGTTCTGTATTTTGAAAAGAAACTTTACAAATCTTTAAATATTCCTATCTCTCGTCTTGAAGCCGACAATGGTTTTAATATGGGTAGAGCATCTGAGATCAGCCGTGACGAATTGAACTTCCAAAAGTTTATTGATCGTCTTCGTGCTAAGTTTAACCTTTTGTTTATGAATGCACTTCGTGTTCAGTGTCTTCTCAAAGGAATCGTCAGTGATGTTGAGTGGTATCGCATCCAGCAAGACATTCGTTTTGAATATGTGAGTGATTCATACTTCACAGAAAGCAAAGAAAACGAAAGCATTCAAGAGAGACTTAACATCCTTCGTGATATTAATGATAGCGTCGGTGATTACTATTCACGCGAGTGGGTTCGCAAAAATGTGTTGCGTCAAACCGATCAAGAAATTAGCGAGATGGATAAACAAATAAATAAAGAAAGAGAACAAGGTTTACTACCAGATAGGTCACAAGAATTCTAATGAATGAAGCAAGAAACGCAATTGATCTGATTATCCACGCACCTGAAAAGGTTGCTGAGGGTTATCTATCGTCACTTCTTGCGTCAAAGGCTATTCAACAATTTGAAAAGCGTCATCTTGAAATTCGTGAAGAAGCCGCACCTCCAGAGGAGGCGGTTCCACCGAGTGAACTTGATCAAAAAATGGCAGAGATTGAATTGGCAATGGCTCAGAAAAACCTTGAGTTGTTGGACACCCAAGGCGATTACATGCGACCAAAAGGTGAGTTGTTTCTTAAGACTTTCAATTTCTTAGACAAAATTGTAACAATCAAAAAGGTTGGTTCAGGAGTTTCTGCTCCTGTTGTTGTTTATGTTGATGACGGAAAGGGTCCACAAAAATTAGACACCTTTATGACTGCCCCTCAAGCAGAACGTGAAAGCAAAAAGATTCTTAAACTTCAAGCACAGCAAGCAGAAAAACTTGCTAAAGAAGAAGAAAAGAAAATGGCTGAGATGGAAAAACAGCAGGCTGAAATGGAAAAACAACAAGCAGAAATGGAAGATGAAAATAATGAAGTTCAAGAAGCCTCCATTGATGCTCTCCGCCAGTCCTCTTTAGATGGCGTTTTGCTTGAACACGAAGATGGCTCACAAAATTATATGACTTTTCAAGAAACACAGGATGTGCTTGAAATACATAAGAGGCTAAATAATACGAATAGAGATAAATTTGAGAAGACTTTTGCATCCTCACAGGATGCCGCAACTCAAATGGTTAACTTTTTTCAAGAAAGGCTTAGGAAGGACGTAATATGAACACCCTCTCAATCATTGATGCAATTGCTAATAAACAATACAACGCTGCCGAAGAGGGCATGTCTTCTCTTCTTCAGTCTAAAGTTGGTGCTGCTTTGATTGCACGCAAGGAAGAAGTGGCAGAAGCCTACGGCGATACCCTTGGCGAGCAGTCGGATTACGATACCTTCTTCAAGAAAGCCATGAAAAAGTTTGGCATTGATTCGCCAGCCGATCTCAAGTCCGAAGAGGATAAAAAAGAATTCTTCAACTATGTTGATAAAAACTTCAAAGGCAAGAACGAAGAAGTCAACGAAGAGGAAGAAGACGATGATGATGATGAGGACGAAGAAGAAGAACTTGAGGAAGATGAAGAAGTTGACGAAGATAGTCGCGGGATGTTCAACCCAGATGGCTCTCCCCGTATGTCAGCCCGTGAACGACAAAGACTCAGAATGGCGAAGGCTGAAATCAAAAATCAAGACAAGCGGAAGCACGGATACGTTCCGAAAGCATCGGCAATGAAGAAAGAAGAACACGAAGAAGTTGAAGAGGACATTGATCGTCAACGAAAACACTTGGGAATGTTTGATGCCTCTGGCAACCCTCGTTTGAGTCGTCAAGAACGAGCAGCGATCAAGCGTGAGAAGTTGGCGATTAAGGCTCAAGACAAGCGGAAGCACGGATACGTTCCGAAAGCATCGGCAACGAAAAAACCATAAGGATAAACTATGTTACTGATTACAGAAGTCAATGATAACATTAATCTTGTCACCGAAGAAGTGAACGGTGAGAAGCAATATCATATTGATGGCATCTTTATGCAGGCTGAACAAAAGAACCGCAATGGTCGTGTCTATCCTCATAAAACTTTGATGAAAGAAGTTCAGCGATACAACAATGAATATGTTAAAACAAATCGTGCGATGGGCGAACTCGGACACCCCGATGGTCCCCAACTGAATCTTGAGAGAGTTTCACACTTGATCAAGGAACTTCGCGTTGATGGCAATGACATTTATGGTAAAGCAAAAATTCTTGATACTCCCTATGGCAAGATCGTAAAAGACTTGATCAAAGAGGGTGTGAAGATCGGTGTCTCCTCCAGAGGCATGGGTTCTTTGAAACAAGTCAACGGTGTGAATGAAGTTCAAGAGGACTTTAACCTTGCAGCCGTTGATATCGTCGCAGACCCTTCTGCTCCTGACGCATACGTTGAAGGAATTATGGAAGGAAAAGAGTGGGTGTGGGAAAACGGTATTCTCACCGCTCGTCGTATTGAATCACATAAGAAGCACATTGAGCGTGCTTCTAAACCACAACTTGAGGAAGCGAAGTTGTATGCGTTCGCGGATTTCCTCTCAAATCTAATCAAAGATAAATAAAGGGAGATAGGAGTCAAATATGAGTCTCAAAAACGCTTTAGAAACCGCGAAGGAAATCCTTGAAGCAGAATCCATGACAATGGGTGTTGAAGCCGAAATGGATAAGAAATCAGTAGTCAAGAAAAAGAAAGCCGGTGGTGAGGACAAGGAAGTTGCCGCCGACGCAGATGGTGGTGGTGAAAAATCCGCTGATGGTGTGACTCCAAAGGTCGCAGAACCAACAGGAAAGTCCGCACCCAAGCCCGACATGAAACCCTCGGCTGCCGATGACGAAGTGGTTGATGATCTTGACAAAATGGACAAGTCTGAAGAGGAGTATGGCTCTGAGGAAGAGTATCCTGCCGAAGAGGAATACAGGGACATGAATGGCAACATTGTAAAAACTGGTATGGAAGGCGGAACCAAAAAGATGAGGAAGATGAAGATGAGAGAGCATCTTGGTCAACTCTTCTCTGGTGAAGAACTTTCCGAAGAGTTTAAAGATAAAGCATCCACTGTTTTTGAAGCGGCTGTTGACATGCGAGTTGAAGAAATTCGTGAAGAACTTTCCGAAGAGTTTGAAGCGACTCTTGATGAGGAAAAAGAAGCACTCGCTACCAAACTCGACGAATATCTCACATATGTCGTTGAAAACTGGATGAAGGAAAACCAAGTCGCTATTGACGCTGGTATCAAGACTGACATCTCCGAATCCTTTATGGTCGGACTCAAGGCTCTCTTTGAAGAGCATTATGTCACCATGCCAGATGCCAAGTATGATCTTGTCGAAGGTTTGAACAATAAGATTGACGAAGTTGAAGCAAAACTCAACGAATCAATTGAAAAGAATATTGAACTTTCCAAAGGTCTGGTCAAAGCACAGTGCGAAGCACTCTACGAGTCTACCTCCAGAGACATGACTTCCACTGATGAAGAGAAGTTCCGCTCTATGGTTGAAGCAGTTGACTTCAACTCTGTTGACGACTTCCAAGAAAAACTCAACACTCTCAAGGAAAACTTCTTTGAAAGTGAAGAAACTGTTGTAACCCCTCTCGTTGAGGAGTTCGCCACTGATGAGGCAGAAGCCGAAAGAGAACACACTCTTGATCTCTCTCCCTCAATGACTGCTTACACAAATATGCTTAAAAAAGTTAATAACTCTGCCAAGCAGAATAAGCAATCCTAATCCATTACAAGAAGGAGATTTTTAAATGGATAACTTACTCGTAGAAAATCTGAAAGAGAAGTGGGAACCAGTCCTTAACTGTGAGGGTATGGCTCCCATTGAAGACGACTATCGTAGAAACGTTACGTCGATCTTGCTTGAAAACCAAGAAAAGGCTCTTCGTGAAGAAGCCAACGTCGCTCCTGTTCCAGCGGGCGGTGAATTCTCAAACACTAACGGTACGTTCAACGCGGTCGCTGCCTTTGACCCCGTTCTGATCTCGCTTGTTCGTCGTTCCATGCCTAACTTGATTGCATACGACATCTGTGGTGTCCAGCCTATGTCTGGTCCTACTGGTTTGATCTTTGCAATGAAGTCCAAGTTTACCAGCAAGTCTGGCGAAGAGGCTCTGTTCAACGAAGCCCCAACCAAGTTCTCTGGAACTTCTGGTGGTGACGGTTCTACTACTGGTGTTGGTTTCCCAACGTTCGGTGGAACCAGTGACCCCTTGGGTAACACCGATGCTGGTGGTACTGGTGGTTTCAAGAACTCTCCCGGTGATACCGATCTCAGCAACTTCATGCTTCCCGGTGCTACTACCGCTGATCTTGAAAACAGCACATTCAACGAAATGGCGTTCGTCATCGACCGTCAATCCGTGGTTGCTAAGACCCGTGCGTTGAAGGCTGAATACACTTCTGAACTCGCTCAGGATCTCAAGGCTGTTCACGGTCTGGATGCTGAAGTTGAGTTGGCTAACATTCTCTCGGCTGAAATCCTTGCTGA